CTTCTGTGGCCTTAGATACAATGTTGAATCCCATGATGTAATTGCTGTCCTCAATAACGATGTTCTTGATGTGAGGAGCATCATCTGAGAGTTTACGCAACCTTTGTGTAATGGTTGGTGCGTCATCAATCTCAGCGTAATTCTTGTTTTCTCTGTTGTACAATTTCTCTGAGCCTTTGAATGGTAATTCTTTCTTAGCTACGTTAATGATGTACGTTTCTTTTGGGTCTAGATGTTTGATAGAGGTAGACTTACCTGTACCAGTTTGACCCACAATTCCAATGAGCTTACTTGCCATGTGCTTTAATTGTTTTTTGTAATTTAATTATGTACTTTCGGTTAAAGGTACATCAACTTCGTGTGATTTCAAAATTTTTCTTACAGTTTTTTCAAACTTTCCGTCAGAAATAATTTTGTTAAATGTAGCCTCTACAAGCTCTTTATTCCAACTACCATACACCTCTTGACCATCAACAGTGAGTATGTACCAAGGCCAGGGATTACTAAATCTGAGTTCCTCTACGATTTCTAGTTTCATAAGTATTTGATTTTAGACTTGTCAAAAAATTCTAGTGCTTTATTTAGCCATTTTGCTTCCACTTCCTCATCAGAAGAAATGATGTATATCTGTGCTTTCTTATCTGGATTGTTATATTCCATAGCCATACATCTATTAATCTTTTGAGCAAGGTTTTCTGCGTTACTATCGAAGTAGTTGATTATCACGCGGTTTAATGGTTTATATGTAACACCAGTATTACCAATCTTTACTACAGCCATGTGATTACCCTTACCTGAAGCAAAGTCCTCAAATACCTTCTTCTCTTCTTTCTTGCTATGATAGGAAGGAATGCCTAAACTGTCAGCTATCTTAGTGATACCACAGAAAACTAGAATCCGCTCGTCTTTATGCTTTTGTATTAGACGTTTGGTCATCTCAAGTTTAGCCACACTGTTTTGGATGATACGCATCCTTGCGAGCCTAAGAAACATGGTGGGCTTATCCTGTCTTTCAAGGTTACCAATCACCCAACCATATGCATCAAACTGGCCTTTTTCAGTGCGCCATTTACCCTTATAGTTATGCTTTTGTTTATCATCTAGAGGAACACGAACCACCGTGATTTCATAGTCCACAATTACACCTTCCTCAATAGCTTGTTCTATTGTGTATGTTGCCACAACACATAGGCTAAGCTCATCACAGAGTGTACGCTCTGTCCAACTAGATAATGTACCTGTAAGTCCTAAAATATGCTCATTGTTATCAATAAGCACCTTAGATGCTTCAATCTGGGCTTCAGACAGTAAGTGTATCTCATCTATTACCACCAGATCAAACTCAACACCCTGATGCTTATGTAGGGAAAGATGTGTAGTGTATGTAATATTACTTCCATCATACCCCATAGCTTCAAAGTCTGCTATCCAAGAATCTCTAATCTTGTTATCTGGATAGGCAATCAACACCTCTTTAGGCTTGAGCTTCTTCATGATATTGATAGTGGTCCTAATCTTACCAAACCTGGGACACAGATTGAGGATACCAAACTTACCAGCATTAATCCAGACATCAGCAAACTCTTTCTGTCTTTGATCTCTAAGTGTCATTTCTAATAATTGTTACTGACCAGAACAACCACTCAAAGCTAAATACAGTGTATGGTTGGTTTAATTCAGTGTTTCGTAAAACTGTAATGGTTGGTAGCAACACCACCTGCCAAAACACATCCTTCTTACTAGGTGTTGTGCTAAATAATTTAATATTCATTTTATTTATTTAAGAAAAAAACTTTTGTTCAATACTGCTTCATAATCAGCATCTGTCATATCTATACGCTTAGGCAGCTCTTTAAACATACCCACTTGACCTAAGAATCCTAAGCCTATTCTTACATCATCTTCCCCATAGGAATTCTTGATAAGTCTCAAGCTTCTGAAATACTTAGCACCGAAGTTATCCTTAAGCCTTTCTAGGTCATAACCACTAGGGTCTGCCACTTTATAGCGTATAGGATCAAATAGTGCTAATACAACATCAGCATCGTTCTGTGTAGAACTTGATTCTGCAAAATCCTCAAGCTGAGGCTCTACATCACCACTCTTTATTCTTTGAATGTTGGAGATAGATCGATTGAACTGACTAACCACCACGGGTGTATATCCATAGAAGTCACGAGCATATCTGAGCTCATCTGACATCTTATCAATAGCTTCCTTCTTGGTAGGTTGGTCTTTAGTGGTCTTCAATAAGCCTATATGATCAATAATAACAATTGTCACCTCATTATCATTATTGGGGAAATAGCGTTTATTATACTCGTCCACTTGCTCAATGCGCCCATTTTTCAAGGCATGCGCCTTTAACTCTTTGGCAATACCTACAGCATTCTCTGGACCATCAATGATAGTGATGACATCATTCATCTGATTCATGTAATCTTCATACATCAGAAACAAGTCATGCTCATCACTAGTCATCTTCTCATTCCAACCTAATAGTTTGCTTACAGGAATAACCAATCCATGGTCCAAAAATATTCTCCTACTTACCCATTTGGCAAACTTATAGGTTCTAGAGCGCTCCATTGAACGATATATGATGCGTAGCTTCACTCTTGGGTCTTTCTGACTGATATACCAGTCAAAAGGGTTCAGAACAAATGCATCATCTATGAAGGATGTCTTACCAGAACCTGTTAGACCACCCACAAGAAAGTATATACCCTTACGGATACCAATATACTTGTTCAGCCTATTGAAACCCATAGGTATGCCATTATTACGTCCTGTGAGGCCTAGTTCAACCTCATGTCTTAGTAGTTCAAAACTCATATGTCTGTACCTCCTACAATTTTAGGTGCCTCATCAATCTTAGCACCCTCTTTGATTAATTCAATAAATGGCTCATAGCTACGCTGATTCAGATAGGTGAGAGAGTTCTGCATATAAGTGAGCTTGTTAGTGCCCAGCTTTACAGAGTTCTCTTTCTTCTGCTCAACATCAAACTTAAGCGCTGCAATTAGATCTGCTGCTGTATATTCTCCTTCCAGCAATATCTTGTCAAATTTCAACCTACACTCATCCTTATTCTGTCTAAGTCCTCTATTTCCTGAGAACTTCTTTCCATTGTGTGTGAAGGTGTCTGTACCTGGATAAACTTTCCACCACTCTTCAAACTCTGTAGTGGCAGGTTTCTTCTTAACAATTTTTGTTGGTTCTTTTGTTTCAATAAACTGTAAGAGCTCTTTACCAAGAGTTGTAAGCTTATCCTCTGTGTCTGTAATTAATCCCTTCCTCACTAAAGACTGATGAAGCGCAGCAATCTTCATGCTGTTCTCACACAGAGAACTCACGTCATACTGTTCTTCAATCAGCTTTAGTAAGAAAATCAGATCAAGAGAATAACTCTTCTTGATTAGCTCTTCAAAATGGTAAGGGGTTAACTTTAGATTCATCATGATTGTGGACTGGTGTTAGAAGTGTAATTTTAGCTGGTAAGCGATTCTCTTCCTCATTAATCTCTCGCATTATTCTTTGCTCCTTTTCTGCTTGTGCAGCCTGCAAATATACGGATTCTTTCAGGTGTTCACGCTCAAAATCTTCAGAAAAATTAACAGCTTGCCCATCCATAAAATTCCCATTCTCCTTCTTGTTCATCTGGTGCTTTTTTATAGGTGATTCTTGCTACAGTGGTGTCTCCTTTCTCAAGTCTTTTCTCCATTTTAACACGACTTTGTCTACCAGTTTTCTCTGTATAAGCTCGAGCTTTTGTAACAGCCTCACCTTTGGTTAAGAAAGATCCAACACGTATGTCAGCATCCACGGTGTAATATAACACCCACTTCTTGGTTCCAGGAGTTACAATGTGCTCCACTTGTGTCTTAATCTTATTCTTGTTAACCTTTGGTTCTCTGATACATATACATTCAGCACCCTGATGTTTAGTGAGCTCATCTAAGCGCTTTTCTATGAAATTATACCTAGGAAGCTTGCTAGCTTTATACTTATCGGTGGCATCTCTGAATCCTGGTGTAGCATTAATTGCTCCAGAATATCCTTGTTGATGTCCATATTCATCATCAGCTGCTTCTACTGCTCTTTGATATGCTTCTTCTGCAGATCTTCCTCTGCTTATAACTGTAAATACTTGTGATCCCATAAAATTTGTTTTTAGTGAAAGTCTCCTTCTGTGTGGTTTCTGTCATCATCCCAACATGTAGTTGTTGGATCATCTATATCATATTCTTCGTCTTTTGTTTCAGATACTCTGTTTATATCACGGACAAGAAGTATCCATACAGTTACTATAACTGCAATAAAAATGTAAATAAACATAATGGGTTAGTCCTTTATGCGAAGACCAAACTGGAGATTAAACCAGTCAAATGTGCTCTCCGCTCGTTTTTTGTTGAATTTAAACACCTTACGAAGCAGAGGGATTGCATATGCTTTAAACAGCTCAAATTGTGTTGTAGTCATGGTCCACTGATGGTACCAATCTTCTAACTTACGAGCTTCCTCGATTGTTTTGCCAATCATATTTAACTGATACTCAACGAGATGTTCAGAGATGTTAGCTCTGTTTACCACTATCTTGGGTTCAGGAAAGAATCTGTTGTGCTTCACCTCATTGATGAAGTCCTTCTTATCCCAAACCTCCACATGTGGACGCTCTTCTATGAATGACAGTTTTATGATGTCCCCTTTGATGTAACTAATGAAACAAGGAGTACCGACGTAATCCTTGAATCTGTCTCCTTTTTTAATGTTCATTAGAATAAACTTAATTGGTTAGGATTTGTAACCACCTTACGAGCTTTGCCTTCTGTTTCAATCTTTCTGATTAGTTTCTCAGCACGCTCGATGTAATAACTATAATTTACATTATCCAGAGGATGGTTTTTGTTCAGTTGATTGCATACAGTGGCTAGCCACTCACCAGCTTCCACTTGGGAAACAGCTGCAGCACCACTTGTAGAATCCTCATTCTTAACCTTTAGAAGCTTCTCTCCTGTATTAGAGATGTAATAACGAATCAGCTTATTGTAAATAGTCTTCTCACCTGTGGATCTATCTATTCCTTCATAATGAAAGTCACTGCTGGCTTTCTGCCTTAAGCAGAAGTCAAAGATATTATTATGACTCCTAATAGTATGGTCAACAGGTATATTATTAACAAAATATTGTTCCAAAGCAATTGGGACAATACGCGCTGACTTGTTCTTATGAAGCTCGAAATCCGTGAGGAAATCGCCTTTCTTCTTAACTTCTCCATCTGTTTTTATTGCAATATAGTCATTTACCGTGGAAAATATAATTTTTTGATAATCAGCTCTTTCTAGCTCATAGGTGGTAAGATTCATCCACCATTCATTGATAGCTTTCATTAGTTCCAAATCACACTTTTTCACCATGATTGTAACACCATCAGTATTGGCAGATATAACATGTATACCTCTAAGTTCATAAGCCTCAATAAGCATCATTAAGCTAAGCTCACCCGTTATAGTGGTGAACATGGTAAGCTGTCTATCATAGATCCAGTTTTGCATGTCACTAGACTTACCATAAACTGAGTTTACAGCAAGCTTCAGTGCACCCACAATACCCTTGATCTTTTTGTCTTTCTTAGCTAAAGGCTTGAGTTCCAATCGTTTCTCAAACATTTGCTTATATCCACGAAGGAATTCTGGTCCCAAATGACCAGGATAGCGCCCATTATTGATGATGATGGCTGGATAATAGCTGGATACATCCCAATCTATTATTTCATATTCTTCATCAGCCTCAAACATCTTGGGCTTATTCTCTGTATGTAAACCACCTTTCATGAAGGAATACACATTCCCATAGAAATGTAGTTCTTCTTTGAAGTCATCCTGCAGAGCAAGCTTTATCTTCTTTATCTTCTTGAGAAATTCTTGTAGCTGTGGTGTTTGAAACTCCACATAGTCTGCAATGCATTCCTTAACATAGAAAGGTTTCCTGAATAGGCCCTTCTTTGGAAGATCAGCATACTGTATACCCTTCTGTTCGCAGTAGTACTTCTTAATCATCTCATCACCAATCTTACTGTCAGAATAGTTCAAACATGGTATACCAAACTCTTCATAGATGTCTTGCCTGAGCTCAATCCTGTTATCACCTCTATACAGAGGATGATCAGTATCACCAATAGTCACCTTATAGAATTGATAGGTGGCAAAGACATCATTTCTACAATAGTCTTTAGTAAGTTCTATCTCCTCATGAGTCATATCAGTTTTACTGTGATGAATGGGCATCTCCTCAATGTTCTCCAGATCCATTTCAAACTCTAGTCTCTTCAGACTCACCCTTCGATTTTTATTATCGAAGTGATGAATCTTGAAAAGATCTAGTTGACGTAGGGATAAATCACTTTCTCTGTATTCAGGAAATACATCATAATTAGCATCATGGATGACATCTGCAGCCTTTTCAGCAATCTTTGCAGCAATCTCAAGACCACTGAGATCATGCCAATACTCACAGTTACGGAGCACCCACTCAATCACTTGACTGTCAAAACGTAGATTGTTATAACCCACCCAATAATAATCCTTGTGAGTCTCTGTAAACTTAACAAACTTGCTTAGGTCATTCTTGAATTTGCTCACCTCAAACTCATGGTATTCATCTGTCACTACATCTTGTATTCCTACAAGAAATAGCTCTTTCATGGTCTCTATGTCGTAGATTACTACATTCATTATTTCTTCTTTTTAGGAGCTGCTTTCTTCTTTGGTTTAGATTCTTCCATGTCAAGCTTCTTTGCAAACATAACAACAGACATAGCTACGTGAATCAACTCATTAAATTCGTTTTCTTCATTATCATCTGCGATCAATGAAGCTAATGCTGCGATAAGTTGTTTTCTATCACCGCTGATATCAACAGTGCACTCTTTGTTGTCTTTGCAAATAATCTCAATTCTTGTTAATTCTTTCTTTGCCATTTAGTTGGTTTTAAGAATGCCCCACTCCTTTTACAGAGCAGGGCATCAAATTTACTTAATTTTTCTGATGCGAACAACTAGTTTCTTGTAGTCATCTGAAGGCTGATAATACATTTTGTTATTATCAAGCACCAAACGGTTGGTTCTTGCTTTAGCCTTGAAAATACTATCAATGAGCTTGTTCACATTGATGTTATCACAGTCATCAGAATATACTAATGGAGTGATTTTGCTCCAGGAGGAGCGATAGACGAGTGTTGCTGCCATAAGGATGGTATTTAGA